CACAGCTCATCGTCCACAACTATTCCTGTAGCCAAACCAAGTATGTTGGTTTGTATAGCACCAGATGTAGCTACTTTACATATATCAGAATTGTTGACAACAACACTTGGAGCATTTGCCGTAGGCACCGATTTATCCGTCACTACCGTAGAACTGACCGTGTTCGTATCTGCAGCAAGCGCTGAGTTCATCATACTATTTAAAAAGAATATTAGTATGGTTGCTATAAGTACACCTATTGTTATTGGCTTTAACATTTCCAACGTTTCCTTGCTTGTCTTAATCTTGAATTAGGATTCTTTGCTGCTTTAGGAAATTTTTTCATTTGTCCTGCACTTCGTGCACAATATGATTTTCTTCTTTTTGCAGACTTAGATCCTTTTTTAACTTTGCCTGTTACAGCAGTTTTTAATTTAGAACCAGGGTTCATCGCTCTATATTTTTTGACCCCAGCTTTAGTCATTCCCGCCCCAGATTTAGTGGGGCGAAAATTCTTTTTATTTTTCTTTGGTTGGTTATCAGCCATACTAGCCTATTACAAAAAATACAGATGCAATGTTTGTTAGTGTAGCGTTTGGTTTTACTTTAAAGTTTAAACCTTCAGAACCAAAATCTATATTTTGAGTCAGTGTTGCTCCTGCTGGTGTATTAATGGTTGCTAAAGTTGCGCCACCACTTGAGTCTTTTAAAACAACAGACCCTGCAGTAGCTTCACCTATAATATACATAGATAATACCCTAGCTGGAACTGATGTAACATCACCTGTAGCAGTAATAGTTGAAGTAGATACTCCTTCAGTTGTGTATATCATACCCATGCTAACCTCTAACTTAAGTTAATATTTTGTTGATATAGAATAGTAACTCTACATTCACCAGCATTTGTTGCAGCTGAGTTAGTAAAGTTAAGTCTTTGATCAGAAGTTCCAATGTCTTCCCAAGCAAGTGCGCCACCCGCTTTTGTTGTTGGATATTGTCTGCCTGCAGTTGTTCCAATTGTATAAGCGTTTACAAGAGCAGTAGCTGAACCGCCAACAAAACCAACACTAATATTAGTAGAAGTGTTTGCTGCTGTAATAATGTCAAAAACACAATCAATAATTTGTGAATTTGCTGGTATTATTACATTAGATGCGACTGCTGCAAGTGCACCGCCAGATAAATCAACAGCATGTGTTTGTGCCATTACAACCTGACCAGTATTTTTCATATCAGTACCAACCGTAGTACCTGTAGTTTCTTTAATTGTTCCAGCCTTTATAGGACCAGAAAATGTAGTTGTACCCATGTCAACCTCCTTTTAGTTGTCTGTTAAGTCTTGAGTAATTTGTATTTTAAAACAAAAAAGGCGCTCTTACAAGCGCCTTCTTTGATCTGGGAGGATCCAGTATTTTTTACGAACCTTGTGACGCGTAAACAGCTCTAGGATCTGAGTAACCAAAGCTGTATCTCTCTCTTGCTTTGTATCTCATGTTTCCTGTATCAAAATCGCCTTCCATGCCAGTAGCAAGGGCAGCTCTTGTGAAGTGTTTAAATCCATTAGGACAATCTGTTTTAATGAAATATGCATCCGTATCTGTTAGATAATGGTTAACTGTGTAACCACCTGGTAGCATACCCATGTTTTTCAGAGCGTTAATGTCGTTGTCAGCAGTACCGACTCTTAGAGTAGACTCTAAGATTCTGTCAGCTACAAATTGAATGTTAACAGGAATAATTAATTTCTGTCCTTTCATTGCAATTTTTAAGCCTCTTTCGTCGATAAAACCAGCAATGTCAATCATCGCTTGTTCTAATGAAACATCAGTAAGGTCAGCATCAGTAGCACTTCTGTTTGAGAAGGTACCACCAAGTGCTGTTGGGTGAGCAGTGTTAGCTAAAGTAACTCCGTCTCCACCAGTGACTGCAAACGCATTATTTAATACGTTAGCGCCTCTTACTTGTTTCGTGTAAGCCATAGATCTTGCTAGGGCTTTAGTGTAACGAGCAGATAAAGTATCATACAAGTTATCTTCGACAGCTTCCTCAGTTAATGCAAACGCTAAAGCGATTGTATCATGAGTGTATCTAGCAGTAAAAGATTCAGAAGCGGTATCAAAACCAACTGCTGATCCTTCTGCTTTTACATTTGCTTGTCCGAATCCAACCAACATAACTTCTTCTTCAAAAGCTCTATCACTTGTTTCTTGCTCAAAAATTTGAGCTGCTTCGTTTTCGTAGCGTGCGTACTCCAAACCGAACAGGGCATTCAAACCAGGTTCTAGTTCTTTGGCAAGCTGTGCTCTATTAATAGCCATATCCTAATCTCCTATATTCCTGATGTTGAGTCCATAAAATGAACGTTAAGTTTTACGACCGCTAATCGGCCTGCTGCAGTTTTATCAACTGCGCCTTCTGATACTGAAGCTTCGTCATCAAATCCTACAACTTTCATATTTAATGAAGCAGTAGTATTTACTGTTCCTACATCTAGTTCTCCTAAAGAGTAACCAGAAGTATTAGTTCCAGTAATTGCTGTTGCGAAGTTAGCATTAATAAACAGATTTGAATCAGGCATTGCTCCGTTACAATTAATAACGAATAATGCGTGAGGGTTATCTGCTACATAAGCTATAGCTTCTGTTGACGGCTTGATTGCCGCATATCCAGGCCAGTATGGTGCCCATGTTGGAGTTCCATCAGTTGCAATGTATTTACAACCCATGAAGACACCTAACAAAGGTACAGTACCGCCTGCCGCAGCGCCAGGTACATCTATTAATCCGCTAGCTAGAGGGATGACTGGAGTTCCAGTCCAAATCAAACTTGTTGTTCCACTACTTGAGCCTTCAAAATTAATAGGATACGCATTAACGCCTTGGTTATTATAATTTGAGCCTGATCTTTCGTAAGGACGAAGACCAAAAGCTGCATCTATATTAGCCATAATTTGTCTCCTTTAGACAATGTTGGTGTAACATAGATCTTAACCATTAAGATTTTTTGTTTCCACCAAATTCTACCCGAGACTGCCTTTCTTGCGAAATTGGCATGGAGGGGTGCTCTTCCCTCATAAGGTCGTTGTCAACTGATTTTTGTTGATCGTTAGTTAAATTAGCAAAATATTCATCTCTTGATTCTTTAACTTCAATCGGACATCTCATTAACATTAGTCCACCTACTGCAATAGTGCCTTTAAATTTTCCTGCATCTAAATGAGGTAAATCTATTCTGTCTGGGTATTCATCTGCTTTCACAGGTTCATATCCCGATCTGATTCTAGCAACTACGTTTTTATCATCTTGCGTACCTCTATACTCAAATCTTACCCACCGATGGTGAAAACCTTCTGGTGGTTCAGGGGCATCTAAATTAGATGGCGGAGTCCAACCTTTTTTACGAGTTTGTTGTTCACGGGTCTCTAATTTGCGTGAGGTTTTTTGTTTACTATCTGTAGTCATATTACGCCTCCTTCACGTGTTTTGCGTACTCTTCGAGCGGCACACCAAGTTTTTTTGCGATAGCTACCTGTGAAGGTGTGAGTCTCACAGTGCGGCGTCCAGGGGACGTTGTTCTTACAGCTGATGCTACTTTTTGAGTAACTCTTGGCTGTTCCCCAAATTTTTGAGGAAACTCTTTACGAATTCTCGTATCAATTTCATTATAGTATTCATCACTCTCTACGTCAAATCCTTCTTGCACTAAATCCTTATGAATTTCCATAGAAGTAAATGTCATAGCTCTGTCATTGTTGAACCATTCGTTTTTATCAGCCCAATCTTTTGCTTTTCCACTAGGACGAGGTGCAACAGGTTGCTGTTCTACAAACTGTTCTTGTTGTTGTGGTTGTGCTTTTTGAGCTTCTAATTGAATTTTTTCTGCAACAAGTCTTTCTCTTTCAATAGCCATTTTAGCCATAGCTTGTTGAGCTTCAACTTGTTTTTCTGTATCTCCTTCTTGAATTGCAGCTTGCATCGCACGTTTAGCAAACTCTTCTTGAGCATCTAATTTTTTCGTGCCTTCTTCTACAAATAAAGCGTCTTTTTGATTAAGTTGAGACTGCAGTATTTTTTGTTGGTTCTGAATTTTTTTAGCGTATTCAATTGCAGCTTCTTCTCGACGTTCTGCTTCACGCATTTTTTTAGTTAGTTTATCAATACGTTTTTTTACACCCGCACTGTATTCTTCTAATTCTTCTGGTTTTGTTTCTGTAGTTGTTTCTTGTCCCGTAACTTCTACAATAGGATCATTTTCATTTACTGAAGGAGTAGAGGTTTGATCTTCTTTTACCTCAACATCCACAGCATTTCCTGATGTATCTATCGGAACTAATTTTTCTGATTTATTTGTTTGCACTTCTTGCATAGAATTCTCCATGTTACATTAAATTAGCTGGCAAAATGTCTCGAGGATCTTCGACAACTGCCAGTACTTCGTCGTCGTTGATTATGCGAAGTTCACCACCATCAATGCTAAGTCTAGCTCCAGCATATTTTGTAATGATAATCCAATCGTCCTTCTTGCACCACGCGCCATTAGGAAATTTATCTTTATCCATATAAGCATCAGGACCTACGGCAATAACTTTACAGATATTAGTAGCAATCGAAGCTTGTTCAATAGCAGTGTCTGTAAGAAGTACGCCTCCTGCTGTTTTACCTTCTAATTTTAAAGGAAATAAAACAAGACGATTTCCTGTTGGTTGAGGTACTTTTTCTATGTCTTTCTTTTGTTTCCCTTCTTTCTTACCATCCCAAATATGTTTTGGCATAATTAGTTTACTTGCTGGCTTATTCATCTTCTAGCTCCGTTTTTCTTAGCAGGTCCGTGAGTTCCTGTACTTCTTGTTTTAAGGCATGTAACTTACCCGTTAAATACCTATATTCGTCCCAATTTGAGACGCCCTGT